TTAGCAAACTCAGTTACAAACTTTTCGTTCTTGTTTAGTGCATGGGCATCCATGTCATAGAGTATTGCGTGTACCAGCTCATGCCAGAACGAATCGTGCATTTGTTTCCTGCCAAACTTACGTCCTGTTTTGTTACTGCGCTTGCCTATCTCTATTGAGTTTTTATCGTAGTGCACACGTGCCATATCGCCACGCTGAATCATTGATTCCACTACGTCAATTGAGTAGCGTTTCTTTCCCACACGAATACTGCGTGGGAATTCTGTTTGTTTCTTTTTAATGTTTTCCATTTGCCTCTCCTTATTATTTAGCCAAACCGTAACGGCGGTGATACCCAACTTCTGAGTTCAATGGAATGCCCGGCATATACTTTGGCTCCATAACCATCTGCTCCCACACCCACTTCTGTGCGTCTTCTGCTTCTTCATCTAAAGCTATCGCCCATAATTCATCGTGCACTGTGCCTACCACAGGGTACTTTTTAGCTACCCGTAGCATTCCATCAGTCATGACGATACGCGCAACACCTTGTGTCACGTTGTTTGTTATCTTCCCTGCATACAGCTTGGTAGCGTCTGGCCCGTATACCCACTGGCTCCTACCTCTATCGTCTTTTACAACGCGTAAGTCTGGATAAAGTAGCTTCATCCCGTTAGGCAATTCTATTTCGCCCTTACGGAAGATTAGACATTTATACACGAACTCCTCACCACCGTAAAGACTACGGCCAATCAGGTCAGAACACATTTCCCAAAAGGAAACAACCGGATGCGCAGTGGCTCGGTAGATGTCGATGATCTTCTTGGATGCTGCTGCATGTATCAAGAGTTCCTTCTTTGTGCAGGTGTGGGGGATTTCTTCTAGCTTAATAACGTTGTCATCCCACTCCAGAAACTTCTCGATGTACTCTTTAGTGACACCCAACTTCTTAGCAAACGCTATGTCGTACCGCACAGGAGGTGCCCCCAGAAAGCCTGTCAACAACTGGCTGGCAAACGATGCCCAACCCAACCCATAGCCTGCCCCCAGCAACGCCGACTTGGCACTCTGTCGTAGGTCTGGGTGGCTGTTCTTAGTCATGCCGGGGATGTTAAACATCTGGGACCCGAACTGTGCGTAGGCATCCTCACCGGAGCGAAAGATATTTAACAAGTCCTCATAGTCAGACAGCCACGCCAACACTCTCGGCTCGATCTGAGACAAGTCACCAGCCACCACGACGTGCCCTTCGGGAGCCATGATCGCTTCTCTTAGTAGTGATCGGCGTGATGCACTTGCGCGTTTGAGGTTCTGCATATTGATGGCACTCCCCTTGGAGGCCGTCCACCGCCCTGTGCCTGCGCCGTAGTAGCTGAGTGGTACTGGAAGTGTGCCTCGCTTTGCGATGTCAAGAAAACGCTGCGCTCGTGTTCGCTCAGTTGTAGACTTGACTCGCAGTCGTGCTTCACAAAGCAGTTTAACGTCGTCGTTGGAGCCGTTGAGTAGTGCTTGGAAGAGCGCGTCATTCTTAGCCAGTGCCAGTGTTTGCTTGCCTGTCGTCTTACTTGTCTTGTATGGTGCAGGGCAACCCATCGCCACCAATAAATCCGCAAACTTAGGGTTACTTGCCAGCGTTGAATCATCCACACCAAGGCGCTCCAATAAATCCTCACGAATAATCCTCTCTTCATCAATAGCCTGCGTTAATAATTCCTGATCTAAGATCAGTGTGGGTTCGGTGTACATCCTTAACGTCATATCAATTAGGCGCAGCTCTGACTTGGGGTAGCCTACCGATAGACGCGTGAATATTTCTTCGCAGAGGAAGACGTCGTGCTTACAGTACGCCGCAAGTTCTGCTTCGACTTCTTTAGAAATCTCGGACAGTCCGTCCGTGGAATGTACGGCTCGACCCTTCTCTGGTAATCCGAAGTCTGCTGCGAGTTTAGCAAGGCTATTTCCAACTTCCACACCTCGTAGAGCACGGGCCATACTGAGAGAATCAAAAATAAAGCTAGGACGAGCACCGTAAATCCAGTCCAAGATAGATACATCAAACTGAGCGTTATGAGCAAGTACGGCAACACGACACCAATCATACTCAGCGAGAACCGCAGGTAGGTCTTCATGATTGAACCATTGGGTTGGTTCGTCTGTGCCGTACTCATGTATACAGGCACCAAATGCTTTGAATCGTGGGTCACGGATATATTCCTCAGTTGTCATACGCGAGAGCGTGTACTCCTTGCTCGACCATCGCGTCTCGAAATCAATGGTCAAGATTTTTTCAAACGGCTTACTCACTTCTTCTCCTTTAAGTAACTCATCATCTCCGCGTTCATCTTCGCCTGCGCCCACTTCTGTGGACCACATAGTTGCATCAGTGCCAGCGAAAACTGCACAAAGTTATATAACTTCTCAAGCTCAACCTCATCAACCTCACCTTTGGTAATGCTGTCAAACACTTGGCCTATACCAATGCGGTTGCCGTTAATGACTGCTTCCCAATCGAAGTCAGCTTTCTTTTGTTTGGGCATGTTTAGCTTTCAACTCTTTAGGAACCTTTGGCTTTGGGCACCAACCTATACACGTGTCATCCCATACACCAATCACACATACCCCACCCGGATTCAATAACAACATGCTTGTACCCCGTGGCGGTGGATCGATGTCCGGATCGCGGAAGTACAGTTGATCGGTGGTGGCCTGTTGAAACTTATCCACCGTTCTTCTCCTTTAGCTTGGCTTCGATGGCACGAGCCATATCCTTAACAAGTACACTGTTTGAATTTTCAACAGCTTCGTATATCTCATCATCCGTCAGCCCAACCCATTCATCTTTAAATCGCGGCGCTTGGTAGCTACACTTGGGGCAGATGTACCACTGCCTGTGTTCAGTGTTTGCTTTTATCCATTTAGCTATTGTTTCCTGCGGCTCCGGTTCAGTCATCCCTGCCCCCGCTTCTCAAGATGAAACCTAATCCCCTCGCCATCCCATAAACCTTCTTTGCACATATCTAAAATGCGTTCACGTTCTTCTGCTGCAATCAAAGCGGCAAAGTGTTCAAGCGCATCAAGACCAAAAATAATGTTTCCTCTATTGTGTAGTCTTGCAGCTCCGGCTTCCTTAGCCATGCGAATAAGTTTATTCATGCTGCCCCCTTGCGCGTAGCGCGTTAGCTCCTGCAATCAAACCCATGACCCATGTATCTCTAACAGGAACCATCGTAGTCTTTGAAAAGTCTTCTATCAGTTTGATACACGCCTCGCGCTCTGCTGCTGCGACTAAGGTGGCAAAACGTTCAATTTGCCCCATCGTCACAGGCACAGTCAGGTGCTCACGCTCAATAGGGCTGACCCACTGCGAATAAATGCCAGACCATCCAGCCTCATGCGCCATGCGGATAATGTCATCTCTAGTCATCCCTTCACCTCTCTCGCCTTCATCATTGCGTCTGCTACTGCATACGCCACTTCCGCTAATTTTGTTGGGCCATCACTACCTTCAAAAACTGGATGTGTGCCGTTTAAAACCGCGTCCCAAATTTGCGCGCCTGTCATAGCTTTCGCCGCAAAGTAATCACGTAACTCCATACCGTCGCTTCTAAAATTTGGAAATGCTCTCATCATATTCTCCTCTGGCACATGAACGCTTGATGATCTACGCGAAAGGCTCCTGAGTATTTACAGTCACCAATTACGCGGCTCTCTGTTTGTACTTGTCCTATCCATATTCCTAGTACAAACATAACTACTGCGGCTAATGACTTTGCCCATACTGCATTAATCCAAGCAAAGATTTTCTTATGGTCTATCGTCTCAATCATCAATTAAAGTTCTCCTTTGGTGGTGCATCGCGCATGTTTAAAAACTCAAAGTACCCTAACGCTCCTTGAATAATGTCGTACGTCTCCATGTCATTGCAATTAATAGTCAGTGCTTCTGTCATGGGTGCGTCAATGTGCGCGTACAAAATCACAGCTTGCGCTGCATCTTTAACATAGCAGTGCGAAAGTTTTTCAATGATGTCGCGGAAGTTATTGCGGTCATCTTCATCCATCTCTTCTATACGCTTGGCAAATTCTTTTGGATCAGACATACAAGTTTCTCCTTTAGTTCGTCGATGTTGGTTTCTCTGGCGACAAAAGTAAATCCTCCCGCGTCGTTGATTTTTGCAAGCTCTCGTTCTTGTAGCGCAGTGAGTACACCGCGACCTGCCTTACATTCAATAGCTACGAAACAACCATGAACACAGCCAACGACATCAGGGATACCGGCACGCCCGTAGCCGTTAGCTGGGGGAAAGAAATAATAAACGTGCAGTTCATCAAGTAATTTTCTAACCTTCAATTTTACTTTAGCTTCAGGAGTTGCCACGCTTGCTCCATATAATCATAGCTAAACAAATTAGTAGTATTGCCGTGCCCATACCTACAAGGACGCCCCCTATAAACGTAAGAAACGCATACGTCTCCATTACACATACTCCTTTAACATATCCCTGATCTCTTCAATAGATAGCGGGGTTCTGTCGTAGATGGTTAAAATTAATCGAGCACTCAGTGCTCGTTGGCCTCGTCGCGTCATGCTCACTACTGTCTTGGAACACAACATAAAATCAGCTAAGTCAGCGTCTGTTTTTAATTTGTAGTTATCCGTCAAGTACTGAAACATTTTTAGTTCTTTAGCTATGTTGCGCACGAAATTCATGAGTCTGGCTTCCCTTTGATTAAGTCAATCAGTTCATCATGCGCTGCCATGCTGGTGTCTATCGTCTTGGCATCCAGCATTTCTTTGGCTACCTGATACACACGCGCAAGTAAGCGCAACATAATGGCCGCGTCTAAATCTTTTTGGTGACGTGGCATACCAGACAAATAGTCTGCGAGTTTGTTTGCTTCATCAACAATCATGCGGCTTCTCCCAAAAGAGTTTTAATTTTTTTATACAACGTCAACACCTGCGGGAAAGAAAGTGTTGACAGCACTTGCTCTGGGTCAAAGGCAGCGACAGGGGTAGCCACAGGCGCGGTAGTATGCGTACCCAACGCTGCGATGCCTTCCTTGGTGCTCTGCCTAGCTGCTTTCACGTAGGGGCGCTTGGACCGATTAAGGTGTACGATTTTCTTCTGCTTTGCTATAGCTGCTGGACTTTTTAATGGGGCGTACTCTGCTACCTGCGCTGAGAACTTCCCTTCGTCATCACGACGTATCAATCCTTGCCGTACCATCTGCGTTAGTAGTGAGCCAACGGATGACGGGTTGAATCCTCTAGCTTGCATTAAGCGTACTAGCTGCCCGTTTGTTTTACCCGGATTGTCTCGCACTGCGTTAAACGTTTCGCGTGTTACGTTGTTGGTTGGCTTGAATGTAGTGGAGCGTACATCTGGTTCTTGTTTATCGTCGTTCGCCCACTCGGTGATGGTGTCTTTCAATTCGTTGTTCTGCATCTGCTTCTCCGTTTCTATTTTGTTTAGTGCGTTTACTATTGCTGTGCGCAAATCACTCATGACTACCCCCTTATTAAGCGAGAGATTAGACGTTGAAAAAATGTTTCTTTGGGTGGTGCGATACCTAATAGTGCGTGTTGTAGTGCTAGTTCATCGGGTTCTAATGGTGGTTTAGGTGGTTCATAAAACCTACCAATCTTTACCTTGCCTGTATCGTACGGCGTAGGACGCATTGATGCCTTGGATATGACTGTTCCATCCATAGTATTCCCTCCTTTAAATTAGACAGTAAAACAGACCAGCTAGATTGTCAAGCTCTTGACAAACTCACAAGAGTTCAAGATACAACAATACCAACAACGCAGCTAACACTAGCGCACAGAATATGCCCAATGCCTCGTCAACATCCCAGTCATCCATGTGCTTCTCCTTTAATTTTATAGTCGTGGAACGAAATACCTAGTGCCGCATCCCCGCGTTCATGCGGTCGTCTCCAAAAGCGTTTGCCGTTGCGGTTGACTACCCAATGCCCACGTACCTCATGTAGTCTGGGGCTTGCGTGTGTACCGCCCTTGTGTGGTGCTGCTGGCTTAGATGGTTCAATAGTTACCGTGTGCCAATCATAGAACGGTTTCTTTCCCTGCCTTATACGCTTGGCATGGTTAGATCGTTTAATAGGCGTGTGCACCTCTATATTTTTCTTATCCAATACCTGCAACCATTCAACTAATAGGTTCATAGAGACGGTAACAGCTTCGTTCATCATCTCTTGGTTATTAAGAAACTCTGGGTGCTCACTAAGAAACTTCCCATCAATGGCTACCCGCACATCATCAATGGTTGCTTCGCTTTTGTTTAGGTGCCCTCCTGATATGTCAATCGTTAGTGAGGGGTTGAGTTGAAATAAGTGGTCATTCATAAATTTACAAAAACTTCTCATGCGAATGCACTCTTGCGTAGTGCCGTTCTCCACCTCTGCCATTGCTTTGTGCACAAAGAACGCATACTTATTTCCATCTACATCCAACCCCACAACAGCACACTGCTCGAACGGAAAAGGTTGTCGCAATAAATCAAGCGCGGTGTCTTCTACTAGTTCCTCTCTTTTTGCTTCAGATACATCAAACCATTTATAGTTCAACGCATCTTCTTTTATCGCACCGGACATCTCAGTTATAAGTGGGGTCATCACCGTCTCCGTCGTTGGTTAAGTCTAATTTTAATATCTCCCGTATCTCCATTGCTTTCAGCACAGGGTCTAAGCGGTCGCGTACCTCTCTCACGTTCACGGGCGACCTATTAAAAAACGCTGCGTGTAGTGCCTCATGTACCTCGCCTGCTCGTATATCCTCAAGCCGACGTTTGGTTATGGCTGCTTCTGTGTAACGTGATTTCTTTCTAGTCATTTGCTTCTCCTTAAAAAGGGGTCAACCTGACCCCATTATTGTTTACGCTACGTGCATCAAATCAAACAAGTCCAGCATGACATCATCGAAGTCTTGTGAATCTATCCCATCAATATCAAGTAACAATTCGTCCAGCGTTTCGTCGTCAATCATGCGCGGGTTCATATGCCGCATAGCTAACTCAGGGTCGTCAGGGTAGGCTACGGCAGCGACGCGGCGTAGTAGTGGCTCGGTGTGTCCGTATCTGAAGTCCAGCAGGTCGTCGTACAGTGCCTCGCGCTCGATGTC